AACAACATCACTGGACTGACCTTCGAGGAAACCATCGACTTCGCCATCAACGACAACTGGGGCACCTCCGACGAGCTTTTCAACGCCTTGCGCAAGGTGCCGTTCAGCAAGTTCTTCTACACCGATCAAGAGTTCAACGCTGCGAATACCAAGGCCCACGGCTGGGACAAGGAAAGCCGTGACGAAAAGATCATCCAACAGTTGAAGATCAACGGCAAGACCATCGCCACGCAGTACATCTACAAGCGCCAGCAGATCGCCTTCGAAGACCTTGACGACATCGAGGAAAAAGGCAACACCACCACATTCCTCCGCTGGATCAACGAGGAGCTTGACCGCCAGATCGTCAACGCCATCGTCGCTGTCATGCTTGGCAATACCACGGACTTCTCTGACATCACGAGCATCGAGAGTCTGTTGGGTGCTGGTAGAACCGACCTCTTTAGAACCGTCGTCACCGTCACCGATGCCACTGCGGTGACCTTCGAGGAGGCACGCAAGATCGCCGACGCAGTTGTAACTGGCAAGGGCTCCAAGTGGATGGTCATGAACCAGGCACAGCTGACCGCGTTGGCCAAGTTCAAGTACGCAAGCGGCGGCGATGACATCTTCCGCAGCAAGGAGGAAGTCGCAGCCATGCTGGGTGTCGACCGCATCTACGTCACTGACAAGACATCGGTCGTGATCTGCTTCGTCCCCGACGAATACTGGATCAAGGAGAAGGCTTCCTTGCAGGTGTCCTATCCGAAGTTCGAGATGAACGCCATGAACTACCAGCGTGAGCGCAATATCGGCGGCGCCGTCCACGGACTCAAGACCGTTGCTTTCGGCGCTGAAGCCTAAACGATAGGAGGAAAGGAAGATGAACGCTGAGCAATACCGACAGGCAGGCTACCGAGTGAGCATGCAGGTCTCGCAGGCCGAGATCAGCCGTGCCGAGGCCGACGTGACGGAGGCCTACATCGCCAAGGTCATGCCGACATACTCTACCACCGACACGGACGTGACGGCCGCCATCATGCAGCTGGCGTTCATCCTCCTTCTCCAACGCGCCGCAGTCGCCACGAGGTCGGGCGGCAAGGAAAAGACGGCGCCGTCGCTGTCCGAGAACGGATACCCGAGCGCCTCCGACCTTGAGAACGCCGACCGCCTCCTTCACATGATACAGACCGAGGCAGGCGTGACGTCAACCCTCGTGGACGACATCTGCGGCATATATTACAGAACGAGATTCATAGCATTGTAAACCGAAAAACCAAGAAACGAGAATGGCATACACTTCATGCGCCGCTACATTCGCGGCAAACATCGCAAAGGACTGCGCCACCCCGTTGACGGGCGGCTACACCGGCAGGGGCGTGTTGATCGACATCGCCGACATCCAGGCAGCGACCCAAGACGGCAGCAATCCTCGCATCATCACGGCCATCACGCTGGCCACGGGCAAGAAGCTGTCGGTCATCGACAACTCGGCGATGGAGCAGCCGCTTAACGGCAGCACCTCGCAGAGCAACACCGACGACGGCATGATGAAGTTCCGCAAGACCGTGGTGCTCAACATCCCGAGAAGGGGTGCCGACGCATCCAAGGACATCGTGGAGCCTTCATACCAGTCGCCTCTCGGCTACCTCGCCGTGCTGGAGAAGAAAGACCGCAGCGGCGACGGCAGCTTCGAGGTCGTGGGCTTTGAGCAAGGCCTCAAGGCCAACGCTGACGGCATCGTCCGCAACGAGTACGAGAACGGCGGCAGCACCATCCTCACGATGAGCTGCAACGAGACCAACTTCGAAAACGTGTTCTTCGACACCGACTACGCCACCACGCTGGCCGCTTTCGAGACGCTTCTGACAAAAGCCTACTAAAGCTTTTTGTTTGGTTATTATTGAATTTGGGAGGAGGGGGAGTCTCACAAGGACTCCCTTTTCAGTAAGGAAAGGAAACGTAATGAAAGCCGCCACCGCAATACTCACCGCCCTGCTCCTCGCCTCGTGCTGCGCACACAAGGTGGAGGCCGTCTCGTCATCGTCACGCCATGCCGACACCGTGGCCACGCTGCGGTCGTTGAGCGCACGCACCATCGACAGGCAGGTCACCACGGAGACCATCGTCATCCGCCGTGACAGCCTCGGACGCATGGTGCCGGTGTCGCACGTCATCGTGAGGCACACCGACAAGACCGAGGACGTGACCTCCGACACCTCCGACTTCAAGGCGGAGACCAAGGTGGAAACCAAGTCGGAAACGGCTATGAAAGAGACAACGGCGGAAAGGCATGACAAAGGAGGCAGGTGGGCGATGGGCGTCAAGCTTTGGCTGCTGTTCGCCATCCTCGCTGCACTGGCTGCGACATACATCATAAGGACATGGGAATCAAAAGACTGACAACGAAGAAGGGCAAGTTCACGAAGGCGGAGAAGGACTACCTCATCACCGAGGGCGCCAAGGTCGGCATCGAGCCGCCGACAAACACGGCGTGTCCCGACTGCTGGCGTGACATGGCCATCCGAATCTGCATCGCCACGGCACCGAAGCCCAAGGGCGTGCGGCTGCGCGGCATGGCCGCCCGTAACGGCGTCCGCTTCAAGGGGCGCATCATCACGAACCCGTTGGACGCCGACACCCTGGCATGGATGGAGGCCAACGGCTTCCCGTCCCAGCTGCTGGAAGGAGGGAAAGATGCTGAAGGTTGACCGCCATACCACCACGATGGAGTTCGCCCCGTTCCTCGCCTGTGTCAAGGCCGAGGACATGGAGCGTCTTCGCCGTCGTGCCGTGGAGGACAAGTACGGAGAGGCAGGCTTCGCCGCCATGACCGTTGGCGACCTTACTACGGTGCTCGGTGGAGATCCCCGTCCGCTGTACCAGTCGGGTGGCCGCACGGTGTTCGACTGGTGCCGTGTCGAGGCCTTCCAGTCGTGGGTGGACGAGGTCTCCGCCACGCTCAAGCGTATGACGTTGCCGTCCACGCCAGACAGCGTGAGGCTCTCGGCTGGCGTCATGCCTTCGGAGTTCGTGGAAAGCGTTTACGTCTTCTGCCGTGGATATTTCAACCTCAAGAGCTACGAGGAGGCCGACCGCCTCAAGGTGTCGGAGTATCTCCTCGCACGAAAGGACGACTACAACAGGCAGGTCGTTGACCGCAACGTTGCGGCATCAATGAAAGGAGGCAAGCGATGACGATAGTGGAGAAGATAATTGCAAGCATCAAGGGGGCGCTTTGTAACGGCTTCCCTGTTTACTACCATGACGAGCCGACGCTCAACGTCATGACCTCGACGATGGAGTTTCCGTGCGCCTTGTTCCAGCTGCTGACCAACGGGCGTGTCGTCCGTGAGGCTGGGCAGGCGAAGGAGGCCGTCACAGCTGCGGTGTTCTTCGTGGAGCGCTCGGAGTTCGACTTCGACGCCGTGCAGAACGAGCAGGTCATCGACCGCTGCAAGAAGCGAGCCTTCGCATGGCTGGGCAGCCTCAACGGAGGCGGCCTTGTCGATGTGCTGGCCGTCAACCGCACCACGAGGGTCTATGACCGATATGACGACATCCTAACGGGCTTCGGCGTTTCCGTCGACCTCAAGGAGCAGGTCGGGGAGTGCGAATACCATGAGGAATTCAGGGACTTCAACGACGATTCCAACAACGATTTTTTGATTAAAAAAAAACAATGAGTTTCAGCGAATTATCAGAAGAGATTAATACAATCGTCAAGACAAACGGGGCGAAAGAGATCCGTGGGAACAACTTGAACCAAGTCTTGACGGATATAGTCAATACCTTACGAGATCACCTCCCTTCATTATACAGCGAGGACAAGTCAGCTGACGAAGCGACGAATTGAAGAATGAATGAGCGTAACATCATAGGAGGAATAACGGCGGCGGTCCTCTCGCCGTTCATCGAAGGATGGCAGCGTATCATCTGGTTTCTCATTCTTGCCATCATCTTGATTCTTGGCGACCTCCGCTTCGGCATCGCAGCCGCCAAGAAGCGAGGCGAGCATATCCGCCCGTCGAGGGCGGTCAGGCGGTCGCTTAACAAGCTGGTCGATTACATCTGCTGGCTGAGCATCGCAACGGTGGTAGGGGTCAACTTCGGCAGCGTGTTCGGGCTTCCGACCCTCTCCGTCATCATCATGGCGGTGGTTTGCATCATCGAGCTGTCGAGCATCGTTGACAACTACCTCGAATACAAGGGCATCAAGAAGAAGATCAACGTAATAAAGCTATTGTCCAAGCTATTCCGAAAGCCCGACCTTGAGGAGGTGCTGGAGCCTTCCGAAACAAGCGAAGGAATGAATATCACAAGCGACAACGAGGAGGATCTTGAATGAAGGCGCTAATCGACAACGGTCACGGCATCAACACGAGGGGCAAGCACAGCCCCGACCGCCGCATCTACGAGTGGCAATACTGCCGCCGTGTCGCTGAGGCGGTGGCCAAGGCCTTGCAGAAAGAAGGC